CTCTGGAAATCTAGGTAGCGATACCTTCTAACCAGTCAATTGGCTATTATCTCGTGAGATAATAGACTATGATTGCAATGTGGAAAAATTCGAAGTCTAATTGCTTACTTGATATAATGAAACAAGTATATTGGGTTTGTTAGGCGGGTGGTTCCCTATGATCTGCCGTCCCGAAAGGAACAGCGGAGTAGACCACTTATAACATCTTTAAATTTCTTGAGATCTTTTCAGACCATACAAGCAATGTCTAAAAACTTTTAAGCCCCCCTTCCTTAATTTTTAATATTAAGTTAAGAAGGACAAAATCCGTAATAGAAATATTGCCATAATTAACATTTACTCAACTATGAAAAAAAATAATAATTTAAATTCTTTTAAGTCTTTCTTTGCTAATTTCAAGTTATATACAGATGTCTATAAGGCTGGTTCTATGATCAAACTTTCAAATGAAAAACATTTGAAGTTAGTACTTAAAGAAGTGGGTTGACGTATAGTCACCCTCTCCTTTTTAAGTACTAAAGAAACTTCCCGGTTTAGAATGTTACATAACTTCGCCGCTCATCTTATCAAAATGAATAAGAATCACGGTGAAGTTTATACAACTAAATACCTAAAAGCCTCTCAATTAGCTATTCAGAAAAAGTTGGCTGGTCAACCTCTTAAAAGTTTAAGAGAAGTTGAGCCTGACTTTAACTTTCCTAGGTTATCAAAAAGTGGATTGCCATCTATTATAAAAACAACAGATAGATCATCCATCTGTAATTGTAGTTATTCTGTTATAAGGTTTTACTTATCTCTATTTTCTTTATATAGAGTTATTAAGTTACCTTGTCAACCGAAAATACAAACAATTACTGATAACTTCGGGGGGAACTTACAAGGTTTAAGTACTTTCAACTTATGATTAGGTATACACACTAATCATTTTGTTAAGAAATTCCTTAATACCTCGCTAAAGGATTTGAAGTGTTCTCGGATTCTTCCGATAATAAAATCATCTCCCCAAGGTCCTTTAAGTTATCGTCACTTATTCTCTTCTTACTTTACATTGAAATACGTTAACACTTCAGTTTTCGATTCGATGAAGAAGTGGATCAGTTTAACAAAATCATCTAATATGACGATCTTGTTCTCTAATATTGAGTTTCTTTTTAAAACTTTTCTATCAGACGGAAAACACTTATCTCATTTTCCTATAGGAAGGCTTTCTTTCAAAGAAGAAGCAGCTGGTAAGTTAAGGATATTTGCCATGGTTGATATAATTACTCAATCATTGCTTCGTCCTTTACATGACCAGTTGTTTAGTCTTTTTAAGAAAATTCCCAATGATTGTACTCACGATCAGGACAAAGGTTTCAAAATGGCTTGTGATCTTTCGATCAAGCATAATTGTTCCTTCGGTTTTGATCTGACAGCTGCAACAGATAGATTACCTATTGTTACTCAAGTCGCTGTACTTAATTCCCTTTATGGTAATGGTATCGGTGATCTTTGATCTAATATATTAATTAATCGTGATTACTTAATCGAGACAGACGATTATGATCTGCCTGATTCAGTTCGTTACACCGTGGGTCAACCTATGGGGGCACTTTCTTCTTGGGCTATGTTAAATTTGGTTCATCATCTTATGATCCAATACATAGCTTTTGAATTGGGTAAAACCAAGGTAGGTGACTGATACCTAGAGTACGTTGTGTTAGGGGATGATTTAGTCTTATTTGAGAAAGATGTAGCAGATAGATACTTAATCCTTTGTAAGGATTTAGGTGTTTCTATCAACTTATCTAAATCGATTATAGCTGAATCAAAACCTGTAGTAGAATTTGCCAAGAGAACTGCAGTGAACGGGGTCGATGTTTCGGCACTCCCTTTCAAAGAACTATTATCTTGTAATAATTTCTTTGGAAGGTTAAGTCTTACTTCTAAGCTCGTTCACCGAGGTTGAGGAAAAAATCTTTTTAAGATTCTTTCCATAGGTAATCGTACCAAAGTTAATAGAACTATTGATATTATTTACCCTCTTGTCGGATTCTTAACACAATCTTACCAGCTAGGTAAGATTTCGTTATCTCATGTTTTAGGTCTAACCACTAGTAGTGATCATCCTCTTTCATTCTTTGGTAGAAATATTAATTGAATGAAACCAGGATTAATCACAAAAGTTGTTAGTACCTATTTAAGTACTTCAAAATTTGATACTAGCATGATTCCTCGTAAAGAGGTTTTCCACTCAGCGGTTAATTCAATGACATTTAAAAATGTTCTTTTATTTAAAATTCAAAATATAGTTAAACATATTGAATCTTTAAATATAAGTGATATTCGACGAGATATTCTTTTTGAACTCGAAGGATTACCATTTTTTGATAAGCATTGTCTTAACAACTTAGGTATAGAAATCTCAGAAGAGGATATGAAATCTAATACGCGTTTAACTCTGAGAGATAAATCGTATTATAAAGACCCAAAATTTAAAACAGTCCTTGATAGACTATCTTATTTTGAGTGTCTTTGTGATATCTTTTTAGCTCGACCTAATCTTTCTGTTCCTAATATTTCCCATTTGGTAAAAGGTTTAGATATTGATCTCAATCTTTCGAGAGGATTCAATAGATTAACTTCTGTATATCGGTTCAAATACTTAAATTCCTGAGAAAGCGATTCAAAAGCTTTCTATGCTGGAAAAGCATTTGCTGATTTAGAAGTTGAATCTCTTGTTAAAGATCTCACCATATTACAAGGTTTGGTAAAGGAACTTGAATTTTACAAACTTAAATCGAAAGACAAAAACAAGGAGGTCATAGACAATCCTCTTAAAGTCTTAGATTTTATTAAGGATATAAATAACCCTAATTTTAAGGTTAAATCCGATTTTGTAAAATTTGAGGGACAGTACTTAGATTCTTCAATAGTTATTGAGAAGCCTCGAGGTTTTAAGCCAAAGTTTGACTTTGCATTCAAAACCAAGAAGTTGATCTCTCTAGTCTTTTAGAGCCTGTAGTACAAGTAATTAAACAAATAGTATCTTACTGTTTGTTGAGTTTTCTTTTGCTATAAAAAGGGTCCGGA